TAAAGATGGGACCACTTTGTTACAAAGACAAAGAAAAATTTGAAACTGGTCCTTGGTGTAAAAAAGGAGATTGGGTGATCTTTGCAAGATATGCTGGATCACGATTACCAATAGAAGGCGGAGAAGTCCGTCTCTTAAACGACGACGAAGTCTTAGGAACTGTATCAGATCCTGAGTCAGTGTTGCATTACATTTAACATAGGAGGAAACTATGCAAGAACAAGAAAACGAAAAGATGGTTGACATCGATACTTCTGGTCCTGGCGCCGACATTGAGTTGGAAGAACAGAAACAAGAAGAAGTTGTTGAATCAAAAGAAGACTCTAGCTCCGCGCCGCAAGATGCTGAATCTACTAACGAGAAGGTAGAAGAAAAGCAAGAAGCGAGCGACGAGAAGCCAGAGACTAAAGAACAGAAAGACGAATTACAAGATTACTCAAAAGACGTACAAAGAAGAATTGCGAAGTTAACTAAAAAATGGAGAGAAGCACAAAGACAAGCTGATGAAGCATTATCTTTTGCTAAGATCCAAAAAGACGAAAAAGAAAAACTTCAAAAAAGATATTCTTCAGTTGAACAAGCGGGTGTTAAAGACAGAGAAGAGAGAATCAAATCAGGTATGCAAGCAGCAGCGGCTAAACTAGCAGCAGCTAGAGAAGCACAAGATTTTGTAGCTGAAATTGAAGCACAAAAAGAAATAGCTAGACTTGGATATGAAGAAGCTAGGTTAGTTGAATCAAAACAAATGGCCGAAGAAGCAGCAAAAGTTGCTCCAAAAGAGCAAGAATTACCTAGAATATCTCCTCAACAAACTGAACAAACAGATCCTAAAGCAGAAGCTTGGGGAGCTAAAAACAGATGGTTTGGGACAGATACAGCTATGACATATACTGCTTTTGACCTACATAAAAGGCTAACAGAAGAAGAAGGTTATGATCCTTCAAGCGACGAATATTATGCTGAAATTGATAAAAGAATAAGACTTGAATTTCCGCATAAATTTGATACAAATACAACTAAGGCAGAAAATAATACGACCAAGCCGACACAAATAGTAGCGTCAGCGACGCGAAGTGTAAAACCTGGTCGCAAAACTGTGAGACTCACCCCTTCTCAAGTTGCAATCGCTAAAAAATTAGGAGTGCCATTGGAAGAATATGCGAAACAATTAAAAATCACGAAGGAGGTATAAGCATATGGAAAACGATAAAACAAAAACTTCTCGTGCGAGCCAAAATAGAGATACTCAAAAGAGACCTCAAACTTGGACTCCACCATCATCTTTAGATGCACCACCTGCGCCTGACGGATTCAGACACAGATGGATAAGAACAGAGGTATTAGGATTTGACGATACTAAAAACATGGCTGGTAAATTTAGATCTGGCTGGGAATTAGTTAGAGCAGATGAATACCCTGATTACGCTTATCCTCAAGTGAACGAAGGTAAATACGCAGGAGTCATCGGAGTTGGCGGCCTTGTGCTGGCAAGGATACCAGAGGAGATCGCAAAAGCTCGAGAAGCCTATTTTGCACAACAAACTAGTGATCGAGACGAAGCAGTTAACAACGATCTTATGAAGGAGCAGCATCCAAGTATGCCGATCAATAATGAGAGGCAGACTCGTGTAACTTTCGGTGGTACAAAGAAAAGTTAATTTTTTAACGATTCTCGGGTTAATCCCTACTACTGAATTAAATTAAACTAAGGAGAAAAACAAAATGGCAAACAAAGACGCTGCTTTCGGATTGAAAGCAATCGGAAAAGTTGGTCAGAATAAAGACAACCAAGGTTTAAGCGAATATAGTATTGCAGCTTCTGCTACAGCTATATACCAAAACGATCCAGTAAGCATGTTAGCAACTGGAACTATTGGTGTATCTGCAGCTGGAGACGTTTTATTAGGTGTGCTTAACGGTGTCTACTATACTGACGCTTCTTCAAGCAAGCCAACATGGTCTAATCACTTAGCTGCTTCAAACACAGCTACTGATATCGTAGGCTTTGTGGCTGACGATCCTTATGAAAGGTTCGAAGTACAATCTAACAACAGTGGTGCTTCTGCTCAAACAGATGTTGGTAATTTAGCTGACATTGCGTACACAGCAGGATCATCTCCTAACTATGTTTCTAAAGTGGAACTTGATGACGCATCATTAGGCACATCTACTGGTCAATTAAAGATCGTAGGTGTTTCTAAAGATCCTGACAATTCAGACTTAGCATCTGCTAACGTTAACTGGGTTGTTACAATCAACGAGCACTTCTTGAAACAAGTTGCAGGCATATAATAGGATAGGAGAATAAATTATGGCTATATCAAGATCACAACTAGTTAAAGAACTAGAGCCAGGATTGAATGCACTATTCGGCCTGGAATATAAAAGATACGAAAATCAGCATGCTGAAATTTTCGACAGTGAAAATTCAGACAGAGCTTTCGAAGAGGAAGTAATGTTATCTGGATTTGCAAATGCACAAGTTAAACCAGAAGGTTCAGGTGTGACATTTGACAACGCTCAAGAAACTTTCACAGCTAGATACACGCACGAGACAATTGCTCTTGCATTCTCAATCACTGAAGAAGCGATTGAAGATAACTTGTATGACAGATTATCATCTAGATATACAAAAGCATTAGCAAGATCTATGGCGAACACTAAGCAAGTAAAAGCTGCGAATGTATTAAACAATGCATTCAGCTCTAGCTACGCAGGTGGAGATGGAAAAGAGCTTTGCGCTACAGACCACCCAACTATAGCTGGAACTTTCTCAAATGAGTTAGCAACATCTGCTGACTTAAATGAGACATCTTTAGAGCAAGCGTTAATCGATATCGCTGCTTTCACAGATGAAAGAGGCTTAAAAGTAGCTGCTAAAGGTATGAAAATGATCATCCCTTCTGAGTTACAATTTACTGCTGAGAGACTGATGAAATCAGCTCAAAGAGTGGGAACAGCTGACAATGATATCAATGCTATCAGAAACATGGGGATGATTCCTCAAGGTTATGTAGTAAACAACTACTTAACTGATACTGATGCGTTCTTTATCAAAACAGATGTACCTAACGGTATGAAAATGTTCGTAAGATCACCAATCAAAACTGCTATGGAAGGCGATTTTGATACTGGTAACGTGAGATACAAAGCTAGAGAAAGATACAGCTTCGGCTGGTCTGACCCTAGAGGTATCTTCGGATCACCTGGTGCGTAATCACTAGATTAACGAAAAATAAATTAGGGCGATCCTTGTGGTCGCCCTTTTTTTATGCTAGAAAGAAAAACACTCATGAAAACATTTACTATACAGATCAAGTCTAGAGGATACTTCACTAAGTTCAATGTAACTTGTGAAGACAACGAAGACGCATTAAATAATGCGATAGTTGACAAGTTAGGACAATCTGATATAGTATGGGAACCAAGTGGATTTTACGATAAACGTAAAACTTGGGTAACCTATGAGGAGGTTAATGATGCAAACACACGTTCAATCCCTATACAAACAGAAAAGGGGACTAGAACTGGAATGGGAGCAGCACTATAACGAAGAGGGTAGATATACTCTTGATATGGTGAGGATTGATAGCAAGATAAGAGAAGTTATCAATCACATTAAAATAGCAGAAGCTAGACAAGCTAATTTAATGAATAAAATAGATGATGCTGCACCACAAGTTTCTGTAGCTACTTAGTCAAAACGCTACTATATTATTGGAAATCATAACTTCAATACAAACCCGCTTGCACTCTATTAAAATCTGATATATAAAATCCTTACTATACATTTAAATTCTGCATAGACGAGTATAGTCGACGGCCAAGAGACTATGTAGAAATAACTTGGAGGATATAACAATGGCACAAACTACTTTTTCAGGTCCAGTAAAATCAGATAATGGTTTTATCGCACCTACTTACACTTTAGCAACTTTACCTACAGCAACTGCTGGTTTGGTTATCTATGTTTCTGATGCAACTGGTGCATCTTTAACTGGATCTCTTTGCTTCGGTAATGGTTCTAACTTTGTAGACGTGACTACTGGCGCAGCCGTAGCATAATTAATTATAGAGCTCCTTCGGGAGCTCTTAAATTTAGGAGATATTAAAAAATGAAATCAGATGTTAAAGCAGTTAGAGTTACAGGAACTGGCTCTGTGTTTGCAGGTAGAACAAGATTAAGAGGAATTATTCTTTCTAACTCAACAGCAGGTGCAGGATCTATAACTTTACAAGATGGCAATTCAGTAACTCAATTTATTGGTGATTGCCCAGCAGGAGATGTTTTTTCTTTTAACATTCCAGAAGATGGAATTTTATTTGTTAATGGAATGACAGTTTCTGCAATGTCAGGT